GGACTGATTGTTTTATTATTAACCGTTTATTAATTGGATATGGAAAAAAGAAGTTTTATTCCGTTTGATGCGAAAACGTTTTTGATGATTGAAGATGTAACGGGAACAGAACCGGAAGTTACAGAGAAAGAAAATTACTTTGAACTTAAAATGTACGCCCCGGACAAAGAGGAAAGAATAATTGAAGCCGCAATATATGCAGTTCAAGGCAGATACGGAAAAAGAATAAAAGACGTAAGGACGATTAAAGAACAAAACCTTTTGCGTGGTGCAATATTCTTTGTTGAATACGAAAAAGGGGCGGGAAATTTGCCAAATGAGTTGCGCATAAATTTAGGTATGCCGGACGAAACTGCCGGGGATATTTATTGCCGCCGATTGTTAGAAGTTCGTGCATTACCCGTAAAGCGTGATAATTGGGAAAAATTGCAGATTTTTACCGGAGGCGGAACAATGCAGATTCCGAGAACGCCCGGAGATTTGGCGGTTTATTCATTCCCGACCGAAAACGGCGTAATGTTGGACGTACCGGAGGGAAATTTTATTGTATTGGCACCGGACGGAAAATTTGGCAAAATGGATATGCAAACGTTTATGGCTAATTTTGAAGAAAAAGACGCCAATACCGCCGGATTGAACTTTGACGAAAAGCGATTGTTTGAAAAGATGAATAAACTTTTCGGCAGGAACATAGAAAAGAGATTGGGAAAATTAGCCGAGGAATACAACGAATTGTTTGAAGCGTTTGAAAGATATTTAAGCAGGGAAAAAACGCAAAGAGAAATAAACGAAATTAATCCCGGAACGCATGATATTATCGACGAATTGGCGGATGTAAACGTTGTTTTATTCCATATTGCGGCATTATTAGGGTATAGCCAAAAGGAATTGCAGGAAATGGCATATACTAAAATTGCAGGACGTGAGAAAAACCCGGAATTTATGCGCAAACACCCACACAACAAACCGGAAAGCCCGGTTTGCGGTAATATGCAGCAGGAAACCGCCGAGGAATACAAACATTTTAAAGAACGTTTTAACAAAATACTATGACAAACGAAGAAAAAGAAGAAGTAAGAAAGCAAGCGTTGTTCCTTACAAATACGGCGTATCTTTTGGCGGACATGGCACATACATGCGTTTTTTACGCTGATGATAAATTAAACCATTTAGGCAAATGCTTTGAAAAGGGCGAAAAAATGAGATTCAAAAAAGCCGCAAAGTTGACAAAAGAAGCATTTAAAGCCGTCAAGGAAATAACGGAACCATTGTATAATATTACCGACGTTGATAATGCGTGTATTGATAGCGATTATCTTTTGGAAGTTATTCAGTTGGTAATAAACAGAACCGACGAAACCGAGGAAAGCAAAACGGCGATGTTGGAATACATAAAGAAGTTACCACAAATTGAACATATAGAAGTTTAAGCGTATGAAAAAAGATTTTAAACAAGAACTAACCGAACTTATTAATAAGCACGGTTTAGAAAAGGAAATGAGAGATACCCCGGATTTTATTTTGGCACAAGTTTGTATTGATGCAATGGCGGTATTTTCGGAAGCAATCGCCCGCCGTGACGAATGGCACGAATTCAGAAAGGCAGACGAAAAGAGTTCGCAGGATGCAAAACACAATTACCCGGATGATTGCAATATTTGCAAAGACCGTTTTAAATGTGCTGACTTTATGAGAACGCAACCAATTGCAAATCTGACTCAGCGTTTCAAGACGACAACGGACAAAGAGGAAAAAACAGCAATCGCCGGATTGCTAAAACAGATAAACGCCGATGCGTCGGGAAAGCCTCAAAATGATATACCGGAAGAAGTAAAAGAAGTTGCCGGAAAGTTGGCAAAGGCTTTTGGCGCACGTGTTGAGATACACCGTATTGAGATACCGGAAAAGAAACGTAAGTTTAGAAAGAAACCAAGAAAGGAGCAAGGCAATGAAACCCGTTGAATTTCCCGGAGTGAATGTAGTCTTTGCAAAAGACCAACCGGAATACATGCCGTTACCTGCAATGAAAATCCCTAATGACCCGCAGGGGCTTATAATTACCAAATGGCAGTTATCCCCGGAAGAATTGGAGAGAGTAAAAGAAACCGGAACAATACATTTGTCAATGCTGACGTTTAACCAACCATTGCAACCCGTATTGTTAACCGTAGATTTACCAACAGAAAAATAATAAAGTTATGGATAAAGAAACATACGTAAAAAGAATGGCAGAATTAGCCGAGATAAAACAAAAGGCTTTGGAGTACAACAGAAAGGAAAGAGAAAAAGCCGCAGAAAGTTACATAACAGAAAATTGTCCGTTTAAAAAAGGCGATAGAATAAAATACAACGGAAAGCCCGGAAAGATAGAAGTTATCAAGGCAGAATACAACGGCAATTTTTCGTATGAAGTTAGGTTTGACAAAAAGGACGGTACGCTGTCAGTTAGGGTAACAAGTATTTACCCATTGTTGAAAACCGACAAAATGGAAAAAGAATAAAAAACGCCCCGGAATTATAACCGGGGCTTTGCTGTTATAAAAAGGTTTGAAAAATGGAAGCGAGTAAAAGACAAAGGGGCGGACGCCCGAAAATGTGCAAACGAACAAAAGACCAAAGGGAGTTTGATTTGGCTTTTTGTTCAAATCTGTTTTTACGTGGTTACACGTATAGGGAGATTTCGGAAAGGCTGAATGAGGAAAACGCCCGGCGTGGCGTAGGTTATACCATAACAAAACAAATGGTATATTGGGATATGCAACAATTGCTAATTGAGTGGAAACGTGAACGTATGGAAAATATAGACGATTACGTTACGCAGGAATTGCGAAAGTTGGATAAAATGGAGGTTGAATTGTGGGAGGCGTGGGAACGTTCAAAGACCGGGAAATTGCGAGAGAAAAACAGACAGAACGCAAAGCCCCGTAAAGTGTTGGAGGATGGCGACAACCCGGAATATTACGGGTATGAGGAAACCACAACGGAAACGTCCGCCGGAAACCCCCGGTTTTTGGATTTGCTTTTGAATGTGCAGCAACGCCGGGCAAAGATGTTGGGATTTGATGCGCCAATAAAAGTTGATATACCGGGATTGAAAGAAAATACAAATAGCGATGCGCCGAAATATGATGTTGCCGCAATACCGGAGGATTTGTTGTTTGCGGTCGCCGATAAATTGCAAACAGCAGAATATAAAAAACAATTAGCAGAAAAAGGAGTAATTGACAATGGCACGGACAACAAAGAATAATATCAAGAAAAAAGACGAACCGAAACCCGTACACACGTGCGGCGAATGTGGTTGGGGTAAATATTATTACGACCATTCAAATTTGGATATGGACGGGAACCCAATTTGTTTAAAATGCCCGTTTGTCGAAAATCGCAGTATAATACGTTCGGAAAAAGCGTGCGACAAATGGAAAATGAAACAATAAATTGGTCGTTTTTTAAGATTCCCGGTTTTTAAGTCAGAAAAAATACGGGGGTAAGACAAAAATATATGGTTTATTTTTAAGAATTAAACAAAATGGATAAAGAACAATTGCTTAAAATGTATGCAGCATTGAAAAACAACCCCGGCGAGATAGTAAAAGCGGCGGCACGCCATAGGCTGATAAACTTTGCCCGGTACATGCAACCGGATTTGGCTTTGGAACCGTTTCACGTCGTTTATTATACGCTATTGGATAAGTTCGCCCACGGGGAAATAAAAAAAATGATTGTGCAAATTCCGCCACAGCATGGTAAACTAATTTCTGACAATCAAATAATAGTTACCCCGTTTGGTATGAAAAGACATGGAGACTTAAAAGTTGGAGACTATGTATTTGGCAGGGACGGCAGTCAGAAAAAGGTATTATGGGTGTCCCCGAAAGAGAAGTCCGAATACGTTGTAACATTCTCGGACGGGGAAAAGATAGAATGTCACGGTAATCACGAATGGATAGTGTATAACAGAAGTAAACACAAGTGGGAACAACTGGAAACAAAGGCTATGTTCTTAGAGGACAATCTATGCAAAGGAAAAGGCAAGAGAGGTTCAAAATATAAATATCAAGTAGATTCCAATGTGTGTGTACAATTCAAAGAAAAAGCTGTTAGCATCGAACCTTACACGTTTGGCGCATGGCTTGGGGATGGCTCAACAAATGAGGGGCGCATATATATTGGGCGCGATGATGTTGACATAATTAATCATAGTTCTTACAATTTTCACGAAACGGAAGGTTCGACAGCACGTGTATTTTATTCAAGCGAATTTCATGCAGCCTTAAAAGAAAATAGGTATATAGGGAGAAAATATATAGGCGATGAGTTTATATTTAATTCTGTAGAAGTGAGAAAGAATTTAATTGCGGGATTGATTGATACAGATGGTTATGTATATCAAAAAAATGGGCGTGTGACTATAAGCAATACGAATAAAGATGTTATCGAAAAGACAGCACTAATATTGCGCAGTTTAGGCGAGAGTGTTGTAATTACAAAGTTTGCCCCCAAAAAATCAAGTAGTGGAATAAAAGGCATGAAAGATGTATATCAACTATGCTTTAATCCATCTACTGATTACCCAACAAGGATACAAAGAAAAAGGATAGTAATTAAATGCAAGAAAAAAAGAAGAGCAATTGTAAGTATTGAGCGTATAGAACATGAGGCATACGGGAATTGCATACAGGTTGAGGATGGTATTTATTTAGTCGGAGACCATTTTATACCAACACATAATTCGGAGGGTTCAAGCCGAAAGTTACCCGCTTTTATGTTGGGATTGAACCCGGACACAAAAATTTGTATCGGTTCGTATGCCGCCACGATTGCGAGAGATTTTAACCGTGACGTTCAAAGAATAATTGACACCCCAAAATATCGGGAAATATTTCCGAAAACCTTTTTGAATGGTTCAAATGTGGTAACGATGGCAAACACGTATTTACGAAATTCTGACGTTATAGAAATGGTTGGGCATAAGGGTTCGTTGCGTGTTGTAGGTCGTGGCGGTGCGTTGACGTCAAAGACCGTTGACGTTATGATTATGGACGACGTTTACAAAGATTATTCAGAGGGTAACAGCCCGATTGTACGCAATGCGGCGTGGAAATGGTACACGACCGTTGTAAAAAAGCGTTTGCACAATAAATCGCAAGAACTGATTGTATTTACCCGATGGCATGAGGAAGATTTGATTGGTAAGATTGAAAAGGGAGGCGAAAAGATTATTGATATTAAAAGTTGGGCCAGCATTAAAAATATTCCGGATGGTGCATGGGTTCGCATAAACTTTGAAGCGTTGAAAACCGGGGAACCAAACGAGATTGACCCAAGGGAACCGGGGGCGGCTTTATGGGAGAGTATGCACAGCCGGGCAAAATTGGAGCGTGAAAGAGCGTTAGACCCAATACAATTTCAATGCTTAGACCAAGGAAACCCCGGAAGCGCAGAGGGTAGATTGTACCGGAACCCGTTCAGAACGTACGTTGACAAATCAGAATGGGGAACGTTCGTGCGTAGTGGTAATTATACAGACGTGGCAGACGAGGGCGACGACTTTACATTTTCGGCGTGTTATGACGTTTACAAATCCGGTAATGAGGCATGGAACGAACAAAAGAAACGGTTTGAACCGATTTTGTATGCGCTAATTACTGACATGGTATTTACGCAGGAAAATACAGAAGTAACAGCCGTTACCGTCCCGGAAATGATAAACCGTTGTGGAACGCAAAAAGCATGGATTGAAAGTAACAACGGCGGTGCCGGGTTTGAAAAGTTGATACGTAAAAAGATAAAAGCGATTTCCGAACCATTTTACCAAGGTGCCAACAAGGAAAGCCGCATTATAACAAATTCGGCAAGCGTCAACGCCCAAATCATAATGCCGTTAGGATGGGAGGAACGTTTTCCAAAGATACATGAACACGTAACCGGGTTTTTGCGTGATTTCCCAGCAAATGAGCATGACGACCCGGAGGACGGTTTGACCGGAATATATGAAAAGGAATTGGCGGACGGAGATACAAGACCATACAGCCAAGCAACAAGGGGCATTAAACGTCGTAATTAGCATTTTATTTCATATATGCAAGGACTTAGCCGAAAATATTATAACTTTGCAATAAGTAATGGGGCAAAGGGTTAGCCCCCGGAGATAATAACAAAAGTTTTAACGTTAAAAAATTAAGATTATGGCTATTTGTAAATGCCCGGCAGCAGCAGCGTTGCCAAACATTCCAAACTTTACGTGTGCCGAGAGTTTCGGACAGATTCAGAAAGTAGCGTTTCAGAGATTGTATAAAAGCGCCGGAGAAAAAAATTCATTTACCACGACGGAGGATATTGGGGAAAAAGCGTCATGGACGCTGTTGTTATCGGCAGATGACGACACGAAAGTTGTTGTCTCCCCGTATATCCAAGCACCAACAGCAGAAGCAGGGGCGGCACGTACATTTGGCGGCGGAAATGAAACGTTGGGAGGTATTGAGGAAGTAATAGGACGTGAGCCAACCCCATTTACGGCGGTATTGCGTAGAGTTCCGCAAAATATTATTAAAGCATTGAAGCAATTGCAGTGCGAAAGCGATTCCCAAAATTTGGGCGTTTATCTGTTTGACGAAAACGGAAATATCGGCGCATTGCGGGAC